GTCAACTAGCTCTCTCTCTTTTTGAGGCGAACGTAGCCCGATGAGTGCCACCAGGCGGCGAACGACGACAGAGAAGGGCTACGGACAGCAGCACACCCGAACGCGGGCGGCGTGGGGGATGGTTGTCGCCGCCGGCGGCGTTTGCTGCGCCCGGTGCGGCGAACCGATCGCACCAGGCGAGGACTGGCATCTTGACCACACCGACGACCGGTCCGACTATCTCGGGCCATCACATCGTCGATGTAATCTGCTCGCCGGTGCGCTCAAGGCGGCGGATGTGCTGCAGGTTCGGGAGGATGAGCCGGCAGGGTTTGGTTTCGAGGCGTCGGTGTGGGATGTGCCGTGGCTCGACGAGTTGCGGGAGTTGCCGGTGGAGGCGACGTGGCCGAGGTTGATGACGGTTCCGCACCCTGCGGCGGTCGGGTCGATCGGTGGGGAGGTGATCGACGCAGCTCGCCGGCGGTCGGGCCGGCCGTTCCGGTGGTGGCAGCGGCTAGTGACCGTGCGGTTGCTTGAGGTCGATGCGGACGGGCGGTTGGTGTGGGCGACGGTGCTTTTGACGTTGGCCAGGCAGCTCGGGAAGTCGTGGTGGTTGCGGGAACTGCTCGTGTGGCGGCTGGGTCAGACCGACAGGTTCGGGGAGCCGCAGATCGTGTTGCACACCGGCAAGGACCTGCCGGTCTGCCGTGACGTTCAAAGGCCGGTCAGGGTTTGGGCGCGGGATCAGCCGGGGTTCAAGGTGTTCGAGGGGAACGGCCGCGAGTCGATCGAGGTTGATGACGGCTCGCGGTGGGTGATCAAGGCGCGGACCGGCGTGTACGGAATCTCGGCGGGGTTGGCGGCTGTTGATGAGGGGTGGAAGGTGTCCGCGAAGGAGGTTGACGATGGGATCGTGCCGACGATGGTGGAGCGTGAGCAGCCGCAGCTGTTGTTGGTGTCGACGGCGCATCGGGCGGCGACGTCGTTGATGTTGAACCGTCGTCGCGGGATGCTCGGCCGGTTGGATGACCCTGGTTCGGAGTTGCTGATTGAGTGGTCGGCGCCGAGGTCGGTGGATTTGGCGGATCGTGGTGGGTGGCGGTTAGCGTCGCCGCATTGGACTGGGCAGCGGGAGCGGGTGATCGGTGATGCGTTGGCTCGCGCTCGTGGCGGTGGGATGCTGGATGTTGACGAGCCGGATCCGATCGAGGCGTTTCGGGCGCAGTGGCTGAATCAGTGGCCGTTGGTGTTGCAGCGAGCGACGGCGGCGGAGCCGTTGGTTGGCCGCGGCCGGTGGGATGACCTGGTGGGCGTTGAGGTTGCGGATGGGCCGGTGTGGGTGGGGTTGGAGGATCACTATGGGTTGGGTGCGGCGGTTGGGTGCGCTCGTCGGCTGAGCGATGGGCGGTGGGAGGTGGATGGGTGGTTGCGGGGCGACTGGGATTCGGCGGTCGGCGACGTGCAGGCGCTGGGCCGCGGGCAGGACATTCGCCGGGTGTTGGTGGGCGCGTCGTTGTTCGATCGGCTGCCGGTTGATCTGCGTGGTATCGCTGAGCCGCGGCATGGTACGCATACGAGGTTGGGGTTGGCGTTGTTGCGGGATTTGGCTGCGACTGGGCAGGTTGCGCACGATGTCGTGACCGCGGAGCTGGATGACGCTGTTGGGCGGGCGACGGTGCGGGAGACCTCGACGGGGCTGGTGTTGTTGCCGGCCGGTCGGCCGCATTTGATCAAGGCGGTGGTGTGGGCACTACTGGCGGCGCATCGGCCGGCGCCGGAACCGGCGGTACATTGAGTGCGGTTAGGAACCTGGGCGGCTTGTCTGAGATGGCGGGCCGCTCAGCGTGTACAACTACGAGGTAACGATGCGACTTCGGAGCATCCGCCCAGGCTCCACCTCGTCGGCTGAGATACCGAACGACAACACGCCCGCTGAAGCTGCACCCGGAACCGTCGGGCCGCCGTCCGCCGTTCCCGGCGACCCGCATGGCCTCACCATCGAAGGCGAAGCCGGCGGCGGGCTGCCGCCGAGGATCGTTCCGTCGGCGTGGTCGGGGTGGCCGGATGGGTGGGCGCCGCCGTACTGGGGCACCGACCTCGAAGGGTTGACAGACACCGCCTGGCTGTGCCTGGATCTGAACAGTTCGCTGTTGGCGACGATGCCGCCGTACCTGGTTGGCGCGGCACCGTCGATCGACGCGAGCTGGACCGTGAACCCCGACCCCGACATTTACACCAGCTGGGAGGAGTTCGCCAAACAGCTGTTCTGGGACTATCAGATGGGCGAAGCGTTTGTGCTCCCGACCGCCTGGTACGCGACCGGCTACCCCGCCCGGTTTCACGTCGTCCCGCCGTGGATGGTCGCTGTCGACTACGGCGCCGGTGTCGGCCAGCGGACGTACATGATGGGCGCGCTGGACGTCACCGATCAGATTCTTCACATTCGCTACAAGGCGACCGTTCACGACCTGCATGGCCACGGGCCGCTTGAGATCGGCGCCGCGCGGTTGGTCGCAGACCAGATGCTGACCGGCTACGCGCAGGGGTTCATCAACAGCGGCAGCGTACCCGTGTCGATCCTCAGCCACCCGGAGAAGCTGACGGGCGCGCAGGCCGCGAAGCTTCAAACGGACTGGGTCGCGGCCCGCCAAAGCCAGTTTGGCGAACCGGCGGTTCTGTCCGGTGGTGTCACCCACGAGGCAGCCGTCCGCAGGGTCAGCCCGAAAGACATGGCGTTGATCGACCTGCAGCATCTGACCGAAAGTCGGATCGCGGTGCTGCTCGGCGTCCCGCCGTACCTCGCCGGGCTACCGTCCGGCGCTGACCCGTCGCTGGTCTACACGAACGCGTCTGGGCTGTTCGATTACCACTGGCGGGCGGGGCTGCGACCGAAAGCCCAGGCGGTCATGGCCGCCGTGTCGCAGTGGGCGCTGCCTAGGGGTGCCGCGATCGAACTGAACCGCGACGCGTACGTCGAAGCCGACCCGTACCAGCGTGCGCAGACCTACCAGATTCTGTACACGATCGGGGCGTTGTCGATCGACGAGATCCGCGCGGCGGAACGGTTCCAAACGGCCGGTGCTGCCGGCCTGCCAACCCCGGAGGTGACCAGTGTCGAGTGATACCGAAGAATTCGACGCGCTCGCCGCGGGTGGCGGTGAGCAGCCGATCGACGGGGAGCCGTGGAAACGTGCCGCCGAGGTTGTGGACGTGTCCTACCCCGACCGGGTGATCAAGCTGGTTGTGATCCCCTACGAGCAGCCGACGGCCGTGCAATGGCAGGGACGTACCGTTACCGAAACGATCGCCCGTGGCGCGTTCAACGGCATCGAACGCAGGGCGAACAGGGTGCGAGTCAACCGCGAACACGAGCGGATGCAAACCGTCGGGCGGGCGGTCGCGTTCCACCCCGCCGGCGACCAGGGGCTATTGGCGGACGTCAAGATTTCCCGGACACCGCTGGGTGACGAAACGCTCGAGCTCGCCGCCGACGGGTGCTTGGGCGCGTCCGCCGGGTTTCTTCCTATGAAGAGCGGGATGCAGTGGCAGAACCGTGATAGCTACCAGATCACCCGCGCGTTCCTCAAGCACATCGCGATGACCTCAGAACCCGCCTACGAGGGTGCGGAGGTACTCGAAGTCCGGTCGGCCGTTCCGGCTGCCGTCGTGGTGTCCGCAACCCCGAACTTGGACGAGTACAGGTCCTGGCGGCTGGAACTTGAGTTAGCATCCGGCGGGAACGCACCGCTGAACTACCAGCCGTAGCAGACCGCAGGGCGGGCCGGCTGACGCGGGGGACGCGGCGTCAAACAGAAACATTTGACGTCTTGAAAGGAACCCGCATGGGATCTACCGATGCGCTACTCGCCCGCTACCAGGCGGAAATCGAGGAGCGCTCAAAGTTCATGGACAGCGTCGTTGAAGGCGCCGAAACCGACAAACGCGACCTGACCGAACAGGAAATGACGCTGCTCGCGCGGACCCGCGACCGGATCGCGTCGATCAACGACCAGGTCGGCCCGCTTCAATCCGCCGCGAAAATCGCGGCCGAGTCCGCGAAACGCACGGCCGAAATCGCCCAACAGTTCGCCGACGCACGGGTCGAATCGCCGAAATCATCAACCGAATACCGGTCGGCCGGCGAATACATCGTCGACGTGTGGCGCGCCGGTCTCGGGATTGAGGACGCCGCGATGCGCCTCGACGTGTTCAAACGCGCCGCGGCGCACCAGACCACGCCGGACAACCCCGGCCTGTTGCCGGAAACGATCCTCGGGCCGGTCGTTAACTTCGTCGACCAGAGCCGGCCGACCGTCACCGTGCTCGGACCGCGGCAGCTGCCCGGCGGTTCGTGGTCCCGGCCGATGGTCACGGCGCACTCGCAAGCCGGCCCGCAGACCGGCGAGAAAACCGAGCTGGTGTCGCAGAAGATGACGATCTCAAAGCTGCCGGTCACCCCGAACACGTACGGCGGCTACGTCAACGTGTCCAGGCAGGATGTCGATTGGACGCAGCCGCAGATCATGGACATCGTGATCAACGACCTCGCCGCGCAGTATGCGATCGAGACCGAAACCGCGACCGTCCAGGACCTGGTGGGTGTCGCGACGGCCGGGCCGGTTCTGCCGACCGGCACGCCGACGGCGGCGGAGGTCGCCGGCGCGTTCTGGGCCGCGGCCGCCAGCGTCTTCCAAGCGGTTTACGGCGCCGGGCAGACGATCGCGATCGTCGGACCGGACATGCTGTCGCTGCTCGGCCCGCTGTTCCCGCCGATCAACCCCATGAACGCGCAATCCGCCGGGCTGACCGCCGGCGGGTTCGGAACCGGCGCCGTCGGTTCCATCTCCGGGATCCCGGTGTATGTGACGCTCGACATGCCGGTCAACACGATGCTCGTGATGTCAACCGCCGCTGCGGAGGTGTACGAGGACCGGGTCGGCGCGTTGCAGGTCGTCGAACCGTCGGTGCTCGGGATCCAGGTTGCGTACGCCGGCTATTTCGCGAACCTGACGCTGCAGCCCGAAGGCATCATCAAGGTCGTCAAGACGCCATGAGCGGCGACCTGTACGACGCCCCAAACCAACAGGTCGTGAGGGAAAGCCCACCGGAACCTGCACCGGCCCCGCCGGAACCCGCACCGGACCCCCCCACACCGCCGCCTGAGCCACCCGACGAGCCTCCGGAGGCGAAAGCGAAGAAGAAGGCCGCCTGATGGCGTACGCGACCGTAGACGAGCTCGCAGCCGCGCTGCGGATCACGGTCACGACAGCGAACCAGGCAACCCTTCAGGGTTGCCTGGACGCCGCCGCCGCAGAAATCGACGCGTCCGTCGACGCCGACCCGACAACGCCGATCGACCCCGCGGACCCGCTCGCGAACCGCGTCAACGTCCTTCGCGGTGTCGAATGGTTCAAAAGCAACGATGCGGCGTTCGGAGTGATCGGCTCCGCGGACACCGGCGTTCTGACCGCACCCAAATCCGGGTTCGCGCGCCACCAAGCCACACTCGTCCCGCTACAACAGGGGTTCGGCGTCGGATGAGCGCCACCACCGGCGTGATCGCACTGGTCGACCTGCGGGATGCCGCCGGCCTGGTGCTCGCCCCCGAGCTCGACACCGACCCCGCCGTCCTCGTCGACGCGGTCGACAGCCTCACCCCGCCCGCGCTGATGCTGCTATGGGGCGACCCGTGGCTCGAACCCACCGTCGCGACCGTCCGGACGATGGGCCAGTGCGAATGGACCGCCCGGCTCGAAGTCCTTTGCGTCGGATCTCGCGTCGAACCCGGCGCCGGCATCCGCATGGTCGAACAGCTCATCGCCTACACCGTCGACCGCATGAAATCCGACGCGTACAACTGGCCGCTGAACAACGTGGCAGCACCGCGCATCTATCCCATCGGCCGCGTCGACTACTTCGGCGCCCGCGTCACCTACCAGGTACCCACAACCATCTAAAGGAAGAGAGCATGTCCGTTTCAGCACCACCGGCGCCGCTGATCCTCACCGACGCCAGCCTCACCATCAACGGAACAGAACTGTCGTGCGTAATGACCCACATCGAACTGACGCCAACCACGAAAATCACGACGCTGGACACGATGTGCGGCACCCGCGAATACCCCGGCAGCGTCAGCTGGGTACTCAACGCCACACTCGTCCAATCGTTCGACACCGGCGCGACCGAAGACACACTCTCCGGCGCCGTCACCGCCTACCAGGCCGACGGGACCCTCGCCCCGTACGTGGTCACCGGCTACAAATCCCGGCCGCCTGGCCCGGACAACCCGACATGGTCGGGGAACCTAATTCCGCAGGATTACCCGCCGATCAACGGCGACGCCGGCAACGCATCCGAAATTCAGATCGCGTGGTCGTGCGACGCGCCGCCCATCAAAGCAGTCGCCCTGACAGCCAAAGCGTCAGCACCCGCCGCCAGCGGAAAGTGACGCTGTGGCTGACGAAAACGCGGAAGGCATCACGATCACCGTCCGCGGCGTCCCCGAATTCATCGTCGGCTGCGAACAGCTCGGAATCAACGTCAAAGAAGCGGTTGACGTCGCGTTCCGCCGGATCGCTGACCAGGCCGCGATCCTGGTCAAACCCAAAGTCCCGGTCGTCACCGGCCGGTTGCAACGCAGCGTCACCGCGAACGTCGACGACCAAGGCGGCCGGCCGAACGTAGCGATGGGCGGCGACCTGCCATACGCCGGCTGGGTCGAATACGGCGGAACACGCGGCCGCCCGTACGTCCCCGAAGGTCGGTACGTGTACCCGACCGCGCACGCCGCCCGGTTCGCGTTGCAACTGGCCGGCGAAGTAGCGACCGAAGAACAGATAAGGACGATGCCATGGCCGACGCCCAACAAGACGTTGTAACGCACCTCACCCGGCCGCTGCCGGCCGAAATCACGCCCGCGCAAAACCTCAGCCCCAACGAAATGCGGGCGGTTAAAGACGCCACCGGACGGTCGCTGACCGAACTGTTAGGCGGCGACCCGTCAGACCTCGACATGGCCCCCGACCGGTTGCAAGCGCTGATCTGGACCGCGCTGCGACGCGGCGGCTGGCCGGACGTCACATGGGACGAGGCGGGTGACGTTGTCGCCCAGACAGAAGAGCCGGACCCTACGGCGACCGGCTGATGACAGAAGTGCTGCACTTCTGCCGGTTCTGGGGAATGAACCCGCGGCAGGTCGACGAGCTTCGCCCCGAAGAATACGAGGCAATGATCAGGTACGCCGCAGCCGAGCAGCGTGAGCAACGCCGCCGGCAACGCGAGATCGAACAGAAACTGAAACGCTGATGGCAAACCCCGAAGTAGTAGTCGACTTCGTCGCGAACACGACCAGGATGGTCAAGGGCGCGCAGGCGGCTGGCGCCGAAGCTGAAGGATTCGGCACAAAGCTCAGGAGCTTGGGAAAGTTCGCCGCTTTCGCTGCCGGCGGCGCCGCGCTCGGCGCCCTCACCGCCGCGGTCAAACTTGGGATCGACCGGTTCGAAGAAGTCCAAAAGGAAACGGCACAAACCAACGCCGTCCTGAAATCGACCGGCGACGCGGCCCACGTCACCGCCAAACAGGTAGCGGACCTCGCCGAAGCGATCCAACACAAATCCGGGATCGACGAAGCGACCATCCACTCCGGCGAAAACCTGCTGTTGACGTTCCGCAACATCCGGAACGAAACCGGCAAAGGCAACGACATCTTCACCCAGGCGACGCACGTCATGGCAGACATGTCGACTGCGCTCGGCGAAGACATGAACTCCGCAGCCCTACAGCTCGGCAAAGCGCTACAGGACCCAATCAAAGGCGTCGCCCAGCTGCACCGCGAGGGTGTCGACTTCACCGCCGGCCAAATAGCAACGATCAAATCAATGGTCGATTCCGGGCACACGATGGCCGCCCAGAAACTAATTCTGCAGGAGCTCAACAAAGAATTCGGCGGGTCAGCCGACGCGCTCGGGAAAACGCTGCCCGGTCAGATCGCTATCGCCAAAGCCGCGTTCAAAGACTGGGCCGGTTCGATCGTCGCGGACGTAGTCCCGGTCATCGAAGACATGATTGGGTGGCTGAAAGACCACTGGCCCGAAATTCAGGCGGCCATCAAAAACGCGTGGGCGGCAATCTCACCCGTACTCAAAGCGTTGGGCGCGGACATCGCTGCTGTCGTCCAGGTCATAAAGGACAACTGGGGCACCATCGGCCCGGTCGTCAACGACTTCGTGCAAACGTTCAAAGACGCCGGCAAGCTGATCGGCGATGTTCTCACCGTCCTAGCCGACCTGCTCCGCGGCGACTGGGCACAAGCATGGCACGACTTCGAAAGTGTCGTCGGGGATGTGATGACATCGCTGCTGCACCGTGTCACCGCCGCAGTCGACGCGATCAAACTAGTCGTCACCGTCGCGTGGAACGCGATCAAAAGCGTCACCAGCCTCGTGTGGGACGGAATCAAAGCACTTGTCAGCACCGCGTTGCACGCGCTCGAAGGTCTCGCCGGCAGCGTCGTCGGCAGCATCCGCACCCGCATCGAAGCCGCGTGGAAAGCCATCCAAAAAGCGACGAACGCCGTCTGGGGCGGGATCCGGCGAACCGTCGGTAGCGTGCTCACCGCAATGGCACACGCCGTATCCGGGTCCGCGATCGTCCGGTCAATGGAACACGTCGTCTCCGAAATCAAACGGCTGATGACCGGCCTGGCGAACTGGATGCGCAACGAGGCCGCCCGCATGTTCCACGGCGCACTGAGCGTCATCAGCGACGTGTTCTGGGTGGTCGTCCACGGCGCCGAAAGCGCGGTGAACGGCGTCAAACACGCGTTCGGACATCTGGTCGGGTGGCTTCGCGGACTGATCCACGACGTCGCCGGCATCGCAAAAGACGTCGCGCACGCGATCGCGTGGCCAATCAACGAAGTAATCAAAGGATGGAACGGCCTGCACTTCCACATCCCAAAGATCACACTGCCGCACATCACCATCTTCGGTCACAAGATCGGCGGCGAAAGCTTCGGTGGATGGAACATCGGGTTTCCAAACCTGCCACTCATCCCGTTCCAACAGGGCGGCGTCGTCGACCGCCCCACCCTCGGGCTGCTCGGCGAAGCCGGCCGCGAGATCGTCACACCCGAAACGCTGCTACGCGAAATCCTCGCCGAACAACGCCCGCAGGTTCGCGTGTTCATCGGCAACCAGGAACTCAAAGGCATGATCCGCACCCAGGTCGTCGACGCCAGTACCGGGATCGCCCGGTCGCTGCTTGCCAACGGAGCCTAAATGGCACTCACCGCGACGATCGAACCGGACGTCCTCAACGTTCGCCTGGACTACACCGTCCCAGCCGGCGGCGTATCCATCAACGCCACCCGCGTCGGCCCGTCCAACGTCGCCGCCGGCGTCCGCGGATCGGACCCCGCGACCGTCACCCCCGGCCCGGTCATCATCCGCGACTTCGAAGCGCCGCTCGAGGTGCCCGTCACCTACACCGTCCAGACGCTGGACTCGACCGGCGCCGTGATCGACACCGAAACCGTCACGGTCACCGTCCCCGCCGGCGACTGCGACCACTGGCTATGCGACCTCGCGCGCGTTACGAACAGCCTCAACCTAACCATCGAATCGCTGCCCGAGCTCGACTTCACGCCGTTCAACACCGTCCACGACATCATCGCCCGCCGCGACCCGATCGTCACCAGCGACATCGCGCACACCCCCACGTTCGACCTATCAGTCATCACCGAAACGCTAGCCGCACGCGACCAGACCAAATCGCTGCTAGGCAACGGCGTTCCCGTCCTGCTGCGAACCACCCCCGACACCGGGATCGGGAACCTTTACTTCGCTGTCGTCAGCTACAACGAACAACGCCTATCAACGACCGGCACCGCCGCCGCCCGCCGGTTCGCCGTATCCGGCCGGCAGGTCGAACGGCCCGACCCAACCCTGTACGTCCCATTCGGCGTCGCGATCTACACGCACGTCAAAACCACGTTCGCGACGTACGCCGACCTCAAAGCCGGCCGTGCCAACTACGACGCCGTCCTATACGACTGGACGGGCGCCGCCCCATCGGACATCGTCCCGTGGCCACCGACCGATATCTAGCGATGCAGTCCGCCACCACCCAGTTCTTCGAATCAGTGCGGTATTCGCACGTCATCGCATCCGCGTGCGAACTCATCTTCCCCGGCCAAACCGACGCCGACGCCGTATCCGTCCCCGTCGAAGACGGAACCGTCACCATCGACCGCACCGCACAAAACCGGCGGGTCGGAACCATCCAAATCCCCTGGTCGCTCGACGCTACCGACAGCCTCGGAATCGACATACGCACCCTGCCACTAGGCGGCTACGCGCTGGTGCACCGCGGACTGCGGTACGCCAACGGAACCACCGAACTGATCCTGCTCGGCCGGATGCGCGTCGAATCCGTCACCTGGGACACATTAGACGCGTCCGCGTCGCTCGAGCTCGCCGACCGCGGCGCCCAACTCGCCGACGAACCATTCATCGCCCCATACGCCGCGATCGGACAAAAACCCGCCGACGTCGCCTGCGGGATTGTCAACGACGTATTCGGATCGACAATCTCATACCTTCAGCCATACCAGCCGCCAACCCCGATGGGCGACGTCACATTCACCGGCCTGCGCACCGACGCCATCAACACGCTCGAGCAATCCTACGCCGCCGAAACGTACTTCAACGCCAACGGCGACTTCGTGTTCGCCGCCAAACCATCCGGCACCGACCCCGTCGTCTGGACCGTCGACGCCGGCCAAACCGGTGTGATGGTCGACGCGTCCGAAGCCCTGGACCGCACCGGCATCTACAACGGCGTGCTCGTCACCGGCACCGGCGCCGCCGACGCCGTCCCCGTCACCGGCCTGGCGACCTACACCGACCCCACCTCGCCCGTCCGGTGGGGCGGCCCGTTCGGCAAAGTGTGCATGCTCGCCGACTCCACCACCGCCGCCACCGACGCGGACGCCGCCGCGACCGCCCAGTCGCTGCTGAACCTCAACCTAAAACAAACCCGACAGCTGACGCTCACCACCGCCCCAAACCCCGCGCTGGAGGCAGGCGACACCATCCAGGTCGACTACCCCGACGGCCGCACCGAACAACACCTAATCGACCAGGTCGTCACCAGCCTGCACACCGACCCGCAAACGATCATCACCCGCACACTGTTCGCCCCGACCATCACGTCGCTGCCACACCGCGGCTGGTATCTCGGCCGGGTTGCATGGCGACAGATCGCCGACGCCAAACTTATAGCCGCATGAGCCAAGTCCCCGCCACCCGCACACTCGCCGCCGTCCTACGCCGCGCGCTCGACACCAACACCAACACCGGGCTGCGGATGATCGCCGGCACCTACGGAACACCTAGCACAGACCCGCGATACGCCACCGTGCAGCTCGCCGGCGCCACCTACACAATCCCGCAGCTGAACGGGATGACCGCCCAGCCCGCCGGCACCCCCGCCTACATCCTCGCGGACAACACCCGGATGTGGGTCGTCGGGACCGTCACCGAAACCCCCGGATCCGGAGGGACGGCAGGCCCGCCCGGCCCGGCAGGCCCGACAGGCCCGCAGGGGGCCACGGGCGCCGCGGGACCCGCCGGATCAACGGGCGCCGCAGGCCCAACAGGCCCCACCGGACCAGCCGGCGCCGCGTCGACCATCCCCGGACCAACCGGACCCGCAGGCCCCACCGGACCCGCAGGCGCCGCAGGCCCGGCCGGACCGGCCGGCGCGACCGGTCCTTCCGGCGCGTCAACGTTCCTGTCCGGCGCCGGCGCCCCAACAGCCGGCACCGGCGTCGACGGGTCGATCTACCTCGACACCGCCACCGGCCGGATGTGGGGACCAAAAGCCGCCGGCGCGTGGCCGGCCGCCGCGTTCGGCCGGTTGCTGGCGCTCGCCCCCACCTACACCCAGATCAAAACCGGATAGGACAAGGCACATATGGGCCAAACCTCGCTGCTACACCTGCCATACCCCGAAGAGACCGATACCGCCGACGTTCCCCGCGACGTGCAATCGCTCGCCGTGGCTGTCGAAGCGGCGTTCGGCTCCCAGGCGATGTCCAAGATCGCCGACGTGACCCTCGCCGCGCCAGCCGCCCAAATCGACTTCACGAACATTCCGCAAACCTACGCGCACCTACTGCTCGTCGGACAGCTGAACTGCAACATATCCGGTGCCCCGACCGCCAACCTGTCCGCCCGGTTCAACAACGACATCGCCGGCAACTACAGCTGGCAGGCGATCTACACGACCACCGCCGTCACCCAATGGACCGGCCAAAGCGGCACCGCCCAGCCGATCGGGACCGTGTCCGGCGACGGCGGCGTCCCATACGAACAAGGCGCGTGCATGCTGCTGGTCCCGAACTACACGCGGGCGAACGCCGGCCACCCCAGCATCGGGATCGGCGCCAGCCAAGGATCCACCACCGGGTGGATGCGAACCGACCTGTTCTCCGGGTTCTGGAACCAAAACCTGGCGATCAACCGGCTGACGGTGTTCGTGTCCGGCCAGAATTTCCTGACCAGCAACCGGGCGACCCTGTACGGGCTCCCAGGAGGCCCCTAGATGGCTGACAAAGCAACCATCGACTGCACCGCCCAAACAACAGCGATCGAACCGTTGACCGGCGCTGAGCTCGCTCAACAGGCAGCCGACCAGGCCGCCGACGTCGACCACCAGTGGGCGACGATGCGAACTGACCGGAACGCCCGGCTGGTGGCGTGCGACTGGGTCGCGGTCCCCGACACGCCGCTTCCCGAAGAACAGGTCACGGCGTGGCACACCTACCGCCAACAGCTGCGGGACCTGCCTGAGACCACGACCGACCCGGCCGTTCCCGACTGGCCGGAACCGCCCGCCGGCTAACCGTCGCCGAACACCGCGTCCGGCGGCACCTCGAGCGCCGTCAAGATCGCCGCGACGTTCGCCGCCCGCGGATACACCTTCCCGGTCTCCCACACCCGCAACGCCGTCGATTCGATCGACCCCGGCAACATCCTGGCCAGCTCCGCCCGCGACAACCCGCGTTGCTCTCGAGCCGCGCGAAGCTGACTCCCGAACCACCGGCGAAACTCGACGTCAGTCATTTACCCGGACGATAAAACGTTGTGCGCAAAATCCAAGGGCAGCGAACTAGCCGGTTGTTTGTTGCAGATTTAGGCTAGCTTGAGATAGGGTTACGCCGCGCCCGCCGAAGAGGAGGCGGGCAAAGCGGGCCGGGTCCGGCGCCCTCGGGACGCCACCCCGCCCACCAGGAACGGTCCCGAGTCTCGCCGTACCGGAAAGGGACCGCCCATGCAACGAATCGTCGACGCCCTTGGCACGCTCACCTCGACGACGTGTTTACCGCTCCTAGCGCAGAGCGACGCTACACGTGAAGTAACGCTCACTAGTGCAGCGTTGCTGCCCATGAAACGGTGCCCGCGATGACCGACGACCCCAAACAACACCGCCGCGAAAAAGTCGCGTGGCACCTCCAACGACTCCGCACCCGCGACCGCCTCACCCAAGGACAAGTCGCCGAACGCGTCGGCGTCCGCCGCGAACACGTCAACCGGTGGGAAAACGCGATCTGGGAACCAGGCCCAACCTACCTGGCGCTCCTCGCCAACCTGTTCGACGTCGAAGAACTCGAGTTCTACCGCGAACCCGCACGATGCTAAGCGCCCTCCTCGCGTTCCTCGCCGGCACAATCACCGGCGGCACCATCGGCGTCCTCCTCGGCGCGATCATCGCCGACACCCTCACCCTCAGACGAACCCGCCGCCGGCGCCTGACAATCGACGTAGGCGGCGGCGACGCGCTCGAATCATGGCTCGCCGGAATCGACTGGCCAGCCCGCCAGCCGACGAACGGCACCCCCTTCGAAGAAGGCGACCCCGTATGACCGTCGACCTCGCCGCCGTGAACCCCGACACCGGCGAGGTCCTCGAACACCTCGACCAACAACCCGCCGAAACGCTCGCCGAAGCGCTCGACGCCATCCACACCCGCCAAACCGAACTGGCACGGTGGGCCGACGCGCTCGCCGCAGAACTACGCCGCCGCCTGAAAGTCCGCCAAACGACGCTCGCGGTGTTCGGCGACTGGGAAGTCGCCGCCGCCCGCAAACGCGAAAGCGAATGGGACGCCGACGAGCTCGAACCCGTCCTCCAACAACTCACCGGCGACGGAACCATCCGCGCCGGCGACTGGGTCGACGTCATCACCCGCACACCGGTCGTGTCCCGCTCCCGCGCCGGCGCGCTGCTCACCCAGCTCGACGGGGCCGCCGCCGACGCCGTCAAAGCCTGCCGAACCTGGAAAGAAAAACCCGGACCGCTGACCGTCACCCGCTCAGTGCAACTGAACCCCGCGACGGTTCAGAGGGGTCTGCCCGGCCCCGGTCCCCTGGCAGACCCCCCTCAACCGCCGCCGAACCTCGAGGACCTATTCGCATGACCACCGAAATCGAACCCCGCCCCACCGCCGTGTCGCTATTCAACGGCGCCACCCCCGACCAGATCACCGCCGCCGCCGCCGACGTCGCCACAAGGTTCTCGGACATCGTCAAACGCCAACGAATGTTCAAACGCATCGGCGACCGCGACCACATCCTGATCGAAGCGTGGCAAACGATCGGGACGCTCACCGGCGTGTTCGCAACCGAAGCCGGCGGCGTTCGCGAACTCCCGTGGCCGGACATCAACCAGATGGTGTGGGTCGCCGACGAACCGCCGCCCGGCGACGAGCTCCACAAAAAGTTCGAACACCACCAGACGATCATCGAAGCGCACACCCTCGGCCGGTCATGGGGATACGCCGCCGCGTTCCGCGCCGTCCAAAACGGCCGCGAAGTCGGGTGGGGCGAAGGACGCGTCGACCGGTCCGAACGCACATGGGCCGGCCGCGACGATTACGCGCTCGCGTCGATGGCACAAACCCGAGGCCAATCCCGCGCGCTGGGAGCCCCGCTGCGGTTCATCGTGAAGCTCGCGGGATACGAAGCCACATCACCCGACGAAATGCCGCAGGACGCCGCACACGTCGTCACAGACGATGCTGAGTGGGGTCGGGTGGTCGAAACGGACGAAGAACTAGGGAAAGCGGTCGACCTCGTCCACGCGATCGCCCCAGACGTCGACGCCGCCAAATTCATCGTCGACATGGCCGCCTACTTCAACGGCATTCCCGAAGCCAATTTGAAAATGCTCCGCGGGCTGCTCCGACGAATCGGCGAAACCCGCTCGCCCGAAAACGAGGCGACGTCATGACCGGCGACTTTGACGCGTTCAAAAACGGCGGCGACAGCGGCGAACCGCCCGACGGGATCCACACCGCAACCCTCCAAGCCACCTCCGTATTCGAATCCAAAGCCGGCGCCTGGTGGGTCCGGACATGTTGGCAAACCGCCGACCGCGCGCACTACTGGGAATCGCTACACGGCACCGAAGGCGGCGCCAAACAATTCACCCTACGGCTGCTCGCCGCGATCGGCGTCAACCTCGAGGCGCTCGGGTCCTGGGACGCGCTCGGCGACGAGCTCGCGACCGTCGAAGGCGGCCTGTACACCGTCAAAGTCACCCGCCGCGGCGACTTTCTCAACACCGAGATTGAAGGGCGCCCCCAAGGCGTCCAAACCGAAATTCCCGTGCAAACACCCGCGGCACCGGCACCGGCGTCGTCGTCGGCGATCTTTGGCGACGACGACATCCCCTTCTAAACGGATGGCCGACCCGCCGCCATGCCCGGTCTGCGGCGACCCGCTCGGGGAACGCTACCCGTTCGGCGACCCCGAACAAATGCTCTGCTGGCCATGTTTCAACGCCGCCACCGGCGACCCGATCGCCACATACGGCGACGAAACCAACGCCGAAACGGCGAAACGCCGCGCGAAAGGCACACTCCCGCACCTCCCCAGCCGCGACACCAACCTCTCAGAGCTCCGCGGCTGGCTGACCCGCGCGCTCGCGCCACCCGCCGGCTACCAGTTCGACGCGTTCGAACGACACGGCCGCGGGCTCAGCGACCCCGCATGGATCACGTTACGCGCACCCACCGGCGCTGCCGTCCGCTTTCGGTTCTCCGAACAACGCGCACTTGCGAAACCGACAAACGTTCGGCCCGCCGTCGTGTCGATCACCGACGGGCTATGCCGCATGGGGCAGATCACCAACCCCGAAGCCGCCGACGTATGGGTCGCGCTCTGTTCCGTCGCGCACGTCGCCGCGCAACAAGACGAAGTCGACGACTTCCGCGAACAGATCGAATCGTTCCTCCGCGTCACCAACCTCGAAGGCCGCTGGACGCTCGAGCCGACCGGACGTTACGACGCGTTACTCGGCATCCAAGCCGCCGGCGCATTCGAACCCCGACACGCACGGCTGATGCGCGACGACGTCGACGAACGGCACTGGACCCGCCGGCCAATCCGGATCGCCGACGCGATCACCGGCGCGCTTTGGGTCCGCGTCGGCGAGCTCGCGACGTATCTGCGCCACGTCCTTGGCTTACGGCTTGGCCATGGCTGGCTCGATGGCCGCATGTCCGAGATCGGCGCCACCCGCGAATCGTTCGAAATGCGCAACGGCAAAACGCACCCACATTGCACCTTGTACCGGCTACCAACCGACCCTGTCGCCAAATGACCAAGCCCCCGATCCCTACGAATCCCTTTACACCAACGCACGAGAGATTGTCCATTCCTTATGCGCGCGCGTACTCCGTAGGGGATTCGAAGGGACGGGGGGATTGTGCGCAAATGTCACAAAGTCCCCGTTATGAATGACCCCCCCAACCACCACGTCACCCGCCCCGAAACGCTCGAACTGATCGAACGCCTCAACGAGCTCGAACGAATCATCCCGATCTACCGCCAAGCGCTCGAACTGATCGCCCACACCGACGGCGGCGGCCCCTGGGCCAAACAAGCCGACAACGCGCTCAGAGAAGCGCTCAGACGATGAGCGGCACCGAACGACGCAAAGGCGCCGACGCCGAACGCGAAATCATCGCCATCCTCCACGCCAACGGCTGGACCCACGCCGAACGCACATCCAACGGCCGCGACCAAGGCGGCCGCGGCGACATCCTCGCCGGCCCCCCCGGCTGCCACATCGAAATCAAACGCCAAGAACGACTCAACGTCCCCAAAGCGCTCTCCCAGGCGATCGCCGACGCCAACCACCTCGACATCCCGATCGTGATCCACCGCCCCAGCCGCCACCAATGGATGGCAACGCTGCCGCTCGAGGACCTCCTCGACCTGCTCGCGCTCCGCGAAGCCTGATGGCCGCCGCCGTCGCAACCGTCGCCCTGGCGCTCGCACCGATGCTCGACCTGATCGCCGAGCTCGAGCACAAAGCCCACCACCACCACCAGGCGCAGCAACACCACCGCCGCGGAACGGCGCCGCCGCCGGCGATGCAAACCGCGACCGCGAGCTGGTACAGCTACCCGCCGGGCACGAGCACCGCGTGCGGGTTCAGCTCGCCGATGGGTGTCGCCAGCCGCACACTGCCGTGCGGCACCAAAGTCCGATTCTGCGCCGTCCGGTGCGTCGTCGCTGTCGTTGACGACCGCGGCCCGTACGTCTACAGCCGTTTGTGGGATCTGTCGGTCACGTTGGCGCAAGCGATCGGGTTTGACCTGGGCGCTGGTGTGATGCCGATCAGGTGGGCGATCGTATGACCGAGCAGGCGCAACCCGAGCAAAGCGACAGCCGGAAGGCTCGCGACGGTCGCGCACTCGCGGTGGCTGAGATGCTGCGCTCTGGCTGGACGGCGCAGGCTGTGAACGCGGGCCTGAAGGTCATCGACGCCGGAGGCGGCGTCGTTCTCGCGATGGAAGCGATGCGCACCGCGCAGGGACAGAGAGCAGGCGCACATGAGTCAATTCGAGCAAATCGTTGACGCCATCCGCGAACGGCCGATCGGCGAGAAGCACGCCTACCTCGACGGCTACAAGGCTGGCATCCGCCGGATGGTCGAAGTCGGAGACCTCGAGCGCGCGAGCGAGTGGCTCATCGTCGCCGATCACATACGCGAGACGACGCTGGGCAGGCGCTGATGAGTC